CGCTTATTGGTCTGCACTCCAGGATTGACGATCGGAGAACGCTCCGCATAATCCAGCCAATCCACGCAATAGGCATAGGCCAGTTTGTCTTTATTGCTTGGACGTGCATCCACGTCATCCAAATAGTAGAGATAATCATGGTCCTCATTTTCAAACGTGATGACCATTTTTATCGGTATACCCTTGCGCCAGCCCGCAAGCATACTCGGCCCGCCGATGGTATACAGGCCTGTTGCATTGTTCAGTGGCAGACGCAAATCTGCGGTATCTGCAATCCTATCCAGCGGCCCATTTCCCGGTATTCCCCAAAAAAATCTGGCACCGGCTGCGCCTGCCGCGTCGTCTAGTTCAACCCACGCGGCAGAGATGTATCCGTAAAACTTGATGGTCGCGTTCACTTGTGCCATGTCATCCCGCCTTGTTCATGGCGCGCGTAAACGCCTTTTCAATAATTCGCCCAAGTGCAAATTCATCAAAGCCGGATGATTCCCCTTTCGGCGTTACGGTTACGGTTTCTCCAGCCGAGGCAGTTTTCCCCGGTCCGAGTGGGTATCCCTCATTCCCATATTGCGAGGGGATGATAAATGATCCGCCTTGAGCATACCCATGCACGCGCTCAAATGCGCCACTACCTGGAGTGTAAGCTCCACTATACATAGTCGTAATGGTGGTCGTGATGTTAGTAGGGATGGAATTGTATTTCGAAACCAGCGCGTCGGCCTCCTGCTGGATGCGGATCATATCGTCTACTGCCTGCTGGGTATAGATACCCCAAGCCAGGCCCTGCTCCAATAATCCCTGCTGCTCCTCGGTGGTCAGGCCGTCGATGGATAACATCTCCTCCGCCCGCGCTAAAATGCGGCGGCGGGTGGCAAGCTCGAATTCAGTCGCGTTGTCCATTTGCGCTGTTTCATTCTCGGCTATTTTTTTGTTGAGTTCATCGATCTTTTCCACTTCCCAGGGGTAGGTACTGATAAGTTTATCTCGTTCCGTAATCAGTTCCGCGTGGGTAGTCTGTAAATCGCGTTCCTTGTCCTGGAACGTATCGAGCGCGTCAGTTAGATTGCCAACCTCCCGTAAATAATCCTGATTGGCTTTGGTGAGCTTTGCAATATCCTCCGCCGTAATTTCGAGCGCGGGAGCCAATGTCTCCCCCGTTGCTTCCGCCAGGGCCTCGGCTGCTTCCGCATCCCGCTGCAATTCTGCGGCCAACGCGCTGGCTTGCATGGTAGAGATATTTACTTGTCCGGTTTCTTCCCGTAATTGCTCTTTTGCTTGCTCTAAATAATACGCACGTTTATCCAGCGCAGCAGAATATTCATTTTCCTTTTCCACCTGATCAGCCAGCGCATCAACCAGTGGTTCTAATCCCTCACTCACCGACCTTTTCGCGCGATCCGTCATATCACGAATACCGGCTTCCAATCGCATAAAAGAGCCGAGAGAAGAATCGGCGGCATGACCGACTTTCTCCAGTTGCATTTCAGCCTGTTGTAAAAACGCCTCTTTGAATGCGTCGTTGGCTGAATATCCCTGAGCTTCCAGTTCTGCAACTTTTTCCTTAAAGCCATCCACGCTTACGCCCAGCGCGTCAAATCTCATGGTGGTCATATTGGTCAAAGTCAAGACCAGTTGATTCATGTTCATATTCAGACCACCGGAAACAGCCGCAAGCCGCACGGCCTCTTCGTGATCTTTAGCAAGACCCAAAGCGACAAGATCAGTCGCGCTTGCCATTAATTCCATGTCGCTGTATATGCCGCGCGTAGCCTCCTTCAAATCACGTAATAGCGCCTCCGATGTCGTACCAATGGATTCTGACAGACGATCAAATTTTCCAATCGTAAATTCAAGCGCCGCCCCTTCCCGGGCAATATCATAGGTCTTTTTGAGAGCGACCCCTACCCCCACCAGAATACCGATCAGGCCCGCATTCGTAGTTGCGAATTTCGTAAGCTCACTACGCGCGTTTTCTAGACCAGGAACCAATGCTTTTGTTTCCTGTTTCAGGTTCTTGAGATTTTCCGTCGCCCGCTTGGTGTTTTGAGAACCTTTCTCGATGGTATTGATCGTTACGGTTACATCAGGCATTAGTTGAATTGCACTCCAATATCGAGTAAACGGCGCAATATCCGGCGCGTCTGCTCGGTCATTAAATGGATACGCTCGCCGGTCAGATTGCGCCATTGCGAGCAGGCATCATAAATATTGAGGAGTGCGGTCATGGTCATGGTCAATTGATAATCCTGGTCGAACCACCCGCCCGCGTCGGGCAGAGTACTCCAACGCTGGCAGGCCCACGCAACCCGTAACTCGTCTGGCGGCGGAGTACCATCACGCAGCACCGCAACCGCCGCCTCTATGAGTTTTTTGGGATTTTGTCCAGATTGTTAATGTGGCCTTTGATCTGCAAGGCGGCCCAAATAATGACATCGGTCACGCGCGGGTCATCGCACTGATCTAATGACAATGAGAGGTCTGGGAATGACGCGCACTCCCATTCTGTAATCAGCGGTTGCCCGGCCGCCCAAAGCCGCTCTACTAATTTCTCCGATTCAATGGATGTCGCAAGGGAGAAATATGCCAATTGCTGCCGGACCGTGATCTTGTCCGGCACGACAAACCGCGCACTCAATTTATCGTTTTTATATTCCATCATTTCCTACAATCCGACGCTCGTTCTGTTCACTGCGCCGTCGAAAGTCATGTTCGCGGAGAACGTTTGCAATGAGCCATTCGAGCCGGAATAGCGCACAGATGACAAAAGCACCTCACCGTTGTAGTACCGAGCGGTGTAGGCCTTCCATTCAGCCGTTTTCGTGACGCTGGTTGCGGCGTTGATGAGCGGCCCAAAAATCCCTTCCGTGGTCGTGTTCACCATCCCACTGAGGGCGATGGTCTTACCGGTCAGACCGAATAGATACGAACGGTTCGTATCGGCAAGACTGGTATCTTCGATCAGGTCAAGCGCCGCGTCAAGATCAGCTTGATTGAGATAAGATTTGATGCTGGTCAGCGTTCCTGCCGCGTTGTCGATCTTGAAATCCATATCTCGATAGGTAGTATTAGCCATTATGCGCCTCCAAGTGAGGTTGATGTACGCGTGACTGCGCCATCGAACGTCATGTTGGCGGAGAAAGTTTGGAGCGAACCGTTTGAACCTGAATAGCGGACAGATGAAAGCAGGACGCCGCCATTATAGAAACGGCCCACCGTGCCCGTGCTGTTCGTCGCATACGCGCGGTATTCCACCGTTTTGAGAACGCTCGTTGCCGCAACCACCAACGGGCCGAATAGTCCGTCTGTCGTGGTGTTGACCATACCGCTGAGGGCAAGCGTTGTACCGGCCAATCCATGTAAATAAGAGCGGTTCGTATCTGCCAGGCTGGTATCCTCGATCAAGTCGAGTGCCCGATTCAAATCAACCTGGTTACAATACGCGGTGATATTGGTCAGGACACTGGTCACATTGGCGGCCATACGGAAACGCATGTTTCGATAAGTGGTGTTAGCCATCGGCTTTCTCCTTTTCTTCCTTCTTCGGCTGTTGCTTCAAACGGCGGAGCATTTCGTGATGCGCGGTATCAAACTGACCGTGAGCCTCCGCGTGCGCGACCTGCTCCTCGAGCCGCTTGATTTGCTTTTCCAGTTCCATTTTCTCTTTTGGCTTTTGCATAATTCGTTCTTTCGTCGTATAATTTTCTTATCAATCCGACTTGACGATTATCTGGATTGCAAGCTAGATAATTCGTGACAAACGATTTCCCGTGCGTGTTGGCTGGCGATCTTCATGAAAACAGGATGCTGCGCGTAGCACTCTGCAAGTAAGCCGAAAGCCTGTTCGGGACTTTTTTTTATTCTGCATATGTTATAACATCGTGTTCCTGCAATGTGACGATCAAATCTTGAGACAGCCACACAAGCGCGCCGTCTTTGTTCCATCGTTCCTGCGCCTCGCGCCCGCCTGTGATAAACGCGTCTACAATCGTCCCGGTGGTATCGCCTGCGCGCCGCCATTGGTCGAAATAAGCCATGATGTTTTTAACATGGCCCTCCAGGTTGGTCAGGCTTGTGCCATCATCCACGTATTGCTGCCAGACCTGAATAATCACCTGAAAATTCGAGATATTCATCGCCATCGCACCCTGTTCGCGCTCGAACGCGCCCGGCTTCAAAATCCCGTAATGATCGGACAGTCCCGAGTTGAGAATGCCCCAATTACCGCGCGAGGTGTTTGACGATGAAAAATCCGTCACAGATTGGAGCTTCGTTAGAACGAGTGCCTCACACTCCGGGTACATCTAATCTACTCCGGTGCCGAGTTGTGGATTATTAAATTGATGACGGCTCGCGAATGGCTGTTCCAGACTGCTGTCGTCCTTGTCGGTGCGCTGACTCTGCTCGGTCAATCCTGTAAACTGCAATCCATCGGATTTTTTGATATTCTGCGAAACGCCTAGATTGATGAATCCAAGCGAATTGACAGATACAAATTCTTTCGCGCTCTTTTGCAGATTGAATGACGCGGTACGGCTTCCGTCCTGTTCACTGTAGCCGGTGCCGCGCTGGGTGAGTTCTACATAGCGCACCGCGTAATTCGTGACCCAATCATCACACGAGAGTTTGGCAGTAGTGTTTGCACGCACAGCAGAGGGCGCAAAACCGCCTGCGGAGATTGCAACGTTGAGTACACCCGAGGCTTTATCAATGAATGCTTCCAGTTCTGTCCCGCGCGGGCGCGTGGTGGTATTGAAGGCCGATTGTCCGCCAAGCAAATGACGAGTAAAAGCCTTTACTTCGGCAGTGGATGAATAACTGTCAGCGCGAATAGCCATGTCTCACCTACGCCGAACTGTCTCCGACATATTTATAGGCCATGATCGAAACTTTCGACGTGCCTGTGGAGCGCTGGAATTTCATGTTTGCGGAAGGAACGTCAAACATCCAATGCGTTTGATCGGCTTGATACAGAACGCCAGTAGTCAATGCCGGAGCAGTGGTATCCAGTCTTACACGCACGTCATTGGTTTCCACCGAAAACTGAAAAACTCGCCCGGCTTTGCAGGTAGTATTCAGACCAAGAGCCGTAGAGTTTGCAAGGCTCAGGGCTTGAAAACCTACCACAGCTAAACCGCGTGGAATACGTCCTGCCATATTACACCTCCTCCAGCGGCAGAATAGCTATACGGACATTACGTTCCTTTGTCTTTGGATTGATGATCTCGCCCGGAACCATGAACGCAATACCCTGAACGCTGCGTTGTTTCATGCTCTGCGTTTTGCGGAATTCATCGTATTCAAGATCGCGCGTCCAATCAGAGGGAGGAGAGAAATCGTCACCGGTTTTGTATTCGACGCCGAGATACTCAAAATCCTTGTAGATCACATACTCGCCTTTCGCGACTTTACGCTTTGGCTCCTCAAGCGGTTCTACTTTTGTCGCCTCTGCCAATTTATGCAGGTCAACTTGCTCCCCTGCCTCGTAATCCTCAACGATTTTTTTCCTGGGTCTAGCCATTGTTATTTTTCCTTTCAAGATATTGTTCGCGGCGCACTTCCGCGCCATCTATCATTTCCTGCACGACATGCGGCCTGCTACTCTCCAGATGGGGAGGCAAGCCGTTCCAGTTCACCATCACCGGGAGCGGGACGCGGTGCATAACCCGTCCACACGTAGGACATAGTATTGCCGGGTTCTCCGTCATTCCGTGAATTATCCAACGTTTGTGCAGTTTGTCGCTGTATAGGTATGTTGGCACGCTTCACCTTTACCATTCCAATTTCGCGCCCGTCCTCCGTGAAGGTTCGGACGGGCAGATGCTCGATTTCATATTCTGTGCCTAGCCCGTCGATGATTGTGTTACAGCCCATACCTTCGGGCTTGCCTGCGTGATAGTAATCGTCGAAGATGACCACCACGCCGGGCGAAAACTGGAAAAGTTGCAATACTGCATTGGCATCATTCCTAATCGTTTCCTCGGAATGCCCGCCATCGATGAAAACAAAATCATGCTGAAAACCGATATTGCTGTTGAGAACGTCATTCGTATCACCTTCGATCAATTTGATGTTTGCTCCGGTGGCTCTCAGTCTGCACCTCACAATATCGGCAGGCCATCCAATTTTCGACAATTCGCGGCGGTATTGCTCACCTGTTTGCTGGCCGAAAAGATCGAAACCTTGATAATAAATCTGCTTCATCGGCCTGTATTTTGCCGCCGTCTGGATCATTTGCAAAGCGCGGTTGCCGTTCCACGTTCCGATCTCACAAATTCGGCGCGGTTTGATCTCATCCATCACATCTAAAATCTGTGCATAGCGGCTCATGCCGCGCTCAGGATAGAGGTCTACACTCTCGCCCAGCAGCCGCCCGAACAAAAACGCACATTCTGCCGCGTAGTCCAGCCATCCCCACGCGCGCACAAGGCGGTGATGATACACACCCTGCGATACCATATCTCCGAGTTTATCGCGCAAATCCTCAATCGTATCGTAAATAAATTCATCGGCCAGCAAATCGGCGGCATATCCGAAGCGGGGCGAGAACACAGGCACACCCGAGGCCATTGCCTCCAGCAGCGGAAGCGGCCCGCCCTCTATGTATCCAGTCACGAGCAGGCAATCAGCCCGGTTGTAGGCCTCGCGCAAACCGTCATCATTTGCGAACAGCGTCACAACTGACACACCGAGGGATTGCAATTGTGTCTGTGTGTTTTCCCACCCATTCCCGATGAGTGCGAATTGAAACGCGCTCATGTCCATCTGCCAGGCTAGATCAAGCAGGATATGCTCACGCTTGCGGGCATTGGGTTGAGGGTAGCCGACCACTAATATCAGACGTTTACGGAACTGAAAGGGGTCTGCTGCCGCGTAATTGACCCATAGTTTCTTAGGATCTACGCTCATCTCCACCAATTCCTGCCGTCCCGCGTAGGACATGCAGACAATAATGTCAGCGCGCTCGCACGCGTCCGCGAGGCGCTCAATATCAGGCGGGTTGCAGTGGGTATACATGATTACATGCCTGCTAACGCCCTGTTTTTCCAGCCCCGTCATTGTGTGCCACGGAGCATGAAAATTCAGGTCGGCAATGTGATCCACTTCTGTGCTGGTTGTGACCTCATACAGTTTTGGTAGTTCTGCCAATAGCGGATTAATCATCCTCTGCATGGCGGTTGAGTTGTACGGATTTACGATGTGGACGCGTTTCATAGCCGCACCGCCTCTACAATCCGTTCGCGTTCTCGCGCCGTGTCGTTGCGGACTGCAATCGTGATGTCGCGCACGATTGCGGCAGGTTGCTGATTGTAATCATTCGGGTTGAGTGGATAGTTCAACATGTGTTCGCAGAGGACGCCGCTATCGCCAATCAAATCAAATCCAGCAAGACGGGCGAAGAACGGAAAACGAATATCTGAACCTACGCTATCTTTCACGCCGCGCAGAGGGCGAATTTCCTGCGCCAATACCTGTAAAGCCTTCTTCATTTCGAGATATTGAATTGAGCCATTCCCATATTGCCCAAGTGTCTGCATGGCCTTCATGATCTTCTTCAAATCATAAGGCCATATCTCCATGCTGTCCTCGATGATGTCTGGTTCGCCTTTCAGAATCTTGCGCGTCGCCGTTATCACATCGCGATGTATCAGGATGCAGCCCCAGCCCGACGCGCCGATCTTGTACAGTGTGTTTTCCTGCGGGATGACCGTAAACGGGATCATTGGCATCATGCCGGGTTCGCCTTGCTCGAACCAGACCGGGGCAATCGGGTTATAGCGCCGCCGCATGTAGAGGCCGGAAACGTATGGTAGTTTATGCGCGCGCAATCGCGCCAATGTGTGACGGGGAAACTTCATGTCATGGTCGAGCAGGAGCATAAGAGGTAGTTTTGTTCCTTCGTACCAGTTGTTAAGGTGCATCTGCCGCGCTTCATAGCCTTTTGTCGCTCGTATGTATTGAGGCGGAGTATCTTTCTTCATTCTGACAATCGCCTCGATGCTATCGCGGCATTCCCCGTTTTCGTTCTCTGAACCGACCACGCCGATGTAGCAGGGACCGGTGTATTGCTTTGGTTGTTTCATTTTTCTTCTCCGCACTGAGAAGAATAACGGACGGGCGAGCGGAGTGCGCCACTCGGAGGCCTCTCCCGTCCATTATCCATTAGGTTGTGGTATTGCCGGTCGAGTTGCAGCTGATGTACAGGCTGCCGATCTTGACGCCGGTTGAATCCGATGTGACCTTGAGGGTTGTCAGCGCGG